AAGGCGGGTTCAAAGTTCAAAATAGCATAGATCGACACAGAAGAACGTAGCTGTCCTAACGGGGATAAAATCCCTGACAGCGGGCTAACAATCTGACGCATAGCAGCCTCCTTAAGCGTGGCTTACCATTACCTCTAGAGGCTTTTGGCAAAGTGCATAGACACGAGTAGCAGCTACGCCCGGGAACAAATCAGACAAAGATACATTCCGCTCACCCTGACCCGGGTTGTAGCGAACAGCACCATCATCATTGGTAGGTGCAGTAGCGCCAGCAGTGCCCTTCACCAAGATGTGGTAGGTGCCTTTGTTCTGAAAGGTAATCGAGGTAACGTCAGCGTTAGTTAGCTGAGTCCAAGTGTTTGCCGTGAGGATGATGTCAGTGTTTTGTGCCATAGTAGTCTCCGTTCATTTCAGAGGGTGAGTGGTCTTACAGATATCCAGTCAACGTCTATAGATGTTGGATGAATAATAGTAGTGTTAGGCTGCGCTTCCCTCCAAGACTTAATTTCTTCAGTCTCTGGAAAGTAACCAACAGCATGAGTAAAGCCGCGCTGAACTGCATCCTGCGTCAAAGCACCTTGCAAATCCAAAGCTAAGTTGCTGCCACGGTATTCAGCACGAACATAAATGTTAATGTTGAATACCATCTTAGCGCCCGCCCCAACGTGCTCTAGCAATTCAGAGCACAAACAAGGATTGCCCTCTTCAACACGGCCAAAGCCGTAAGTGCCAGCAACGACACCGTTATCAATGGCGTAAGCAATGTAATGCGACACCATGATCTTGTTAAACATCTGGTTGGAATCGCTAACGCCATCAAGCAAAGCGAAGCTGTTCATCAAATGATTGCGCTGGGCAATGAAGTCAGACTGTTGAGCAACGTGGAAAATCATGAGTAAGCTATCTCCACATAACCAGTCGCGCCAGCAGAGCCAGAGCCATTATTATAGCCACCAGAACCGCCTAAGCCATTTCCAGCGTTTGACCCACTGTATGCACCGGGGCCACCAGCAGAAGAAGCGCGAACAACGCTAAGGTAGGTTACAGAACTAGCGCCACCATTGCTGCCAGCATTGGGGCTAGTTGCATTTACACCCGGAGCAGGGCCACCGCTTCCACCAGCCCCGACAACAAGGCTAATAGTTTCCCCACTGGTAACAGAAAAGGTAGCTGAAGAGGTGCCAGCAGAGCCGCCATTGCCACCAAACTGTGGAGTGTAGCTATTAAATTTGGCGTTGTAGGTGTAATAACCGGACGCACCTCCACCATCTCCACCGTTCACCGTCACCGTTACAGACGTAGTGCCAGATGGCACTGTCCAACTATGACTGCCCGCAGTGTCAAATGTTACAGTGCCTGAAGTAACTAAACTTGCACCGTAGAAATCTGAGATAGATATTTCACCAGACGTAGGAACATTGGTGTTGTTGGATGTAGTGTAGGCACCATCCCTGTAATACTCAGAAATGCTGGTCGGGCTTTCACCGCCAAACTCAGTCTGAATATCCGCTAGAGAAACTGTGCCTTCACTCACAATAGCCATTAGATCGTTCCAAACGCAGTGACATCGCCAACCACAGTTAGGTTGCCAGTCGCATCCAACTTCATTTTGTTTACGCCGCCAGTGGCAAAATACAAAACGCCACCGCTTTCAGTGATAGTCCAGTTGCCAAGATCAACCGTGGTTACGTTGGCTGTAGGAATTGTAGCAGTGCCAGTAAATGTCGGGCTAGCCAGTGACGCCTTGGCATCTAGCTGCGTCTGTATGTTGCTTGTAGCGCCGCTAACGTAGTCTAGCTGGGCGGCAGTAGCAGAAACTCCAAGACCACTCAGGAAGGCATCTCCGTCAGAAGACGGTAATAGTGTTTCAACAAACGTAGAAACAACAATGTCGCTAGATGTGCCGCTAGTGAAAACAGGCAATCCGCTTGAGTCAAACGCTAGGTATTTGTTCTCACGCCCCTCAAAAGGAAGCGGGTCAAACTCGGCCTCAAGCAGGTCAAAACGAAAAGCCCGTTTAACTTTACTCTCAATGTCTGCGCAAATAGCGGTAAGAGAATCAAGCTGCGTATTTAATGCAGCCCGGTTAATATCAATCCCCGTTGGGAAGTCAGTAACGCGCTCAATAGTAATCTCGCGAACCAGCACAACAGTAGCAGGTCCAGTAACAGACATAGTTACAGTGCCAGTCGATCCATCGCCACCGCTGATAGTGTAGTTAGTGGTGATAGTCTGAAGAACATTGTTCAAATAAACCTTTACGTCCGAGTCGTCAAAAAACTCAAACGGCACAGCAAACGAAGTCTGCGTTACACCAGAAGCTACGGTGTATGAAATGCGAGGGTTGTTGTCAGAAATATCAATGGTCATATGGCACCTCTCTGCCGTGACATTTGCACAGCAGAGAAGAAGCCATCAACGCACAAACCAACTAGGACAGACTTAAGGACGATTTGGTAGTTGGCCAGCAATATCCATAGCAGTGTCTTTCAGAACGCCACCAAATGCCATGACGTTAATCAATGGAGTAAGGCGAACCAAACCCTTAGCGCCTTCGCCAAAGTCACCCTGCACCATCTGCCCAAGCGCAGACATTACGCCATAGGTCCAGTCAGCAGGAGCGCCACCCAAAGAAACCACAGCGCCCAGTGGGTCAGGGGGTGCGGCAAACTTGGGCTGGATTGGGAAGTTAGGCTCAGCGCCAAACTCATGCGCCATAGCAATTGCGCGATAGGTCACGTCACTATAGATCGCTGCAAGGCCAGAGAAGTCAAAGGCGCGCATGATCTTATCTTCGGTGTCCATCTTGTCCCAAGCCCAAGACGGTGTGCGCACATTCACAATCATAGCGCCAAGGCCCATCGCTACAGCAATATGGGTTAGTCGATTGCGCACCGCACCAGATGCATGGTTGGCAGTGATCTTGCTTAGCGCACCCATAGTGTAGGTGTAGAAGGTAAATGGCAGCGCAAGAAGCCCGCTCTCAGCGCGACGATAGCCCGGCACTCGTGGGTCAATAGGCAAGCTAAACGGAAGCAGACGCGCTACGCTGTCAGGAATGTAAGCCACACCGCCCATGACAATTGGCTTGTCAGCAGGCGTGCCCATAATAACCCGGTTCATTACCCCAGAACGAAGCGCATTACGGAAAGCAATCACCGCTTCTTCGTCAGCCCACTTCTCAGTGTTAGGCAAACGCAAACCACCTTGGCTTTTCTCCGTTGGCATCTCAGCAAAGCGACGCATCATGTCTTCGCTAATGTTGTAGCGCGCAAGGAAGTCACGCTCAAACTTAGTAGCCTTGCCAGCAAGAAACTTCTCAGACGCATCGAGGATAGTGTGCCCGCGAAGAAGAGCATCCATCGACTTCATAGCAATGGTAACTGGCCCCAAGCCGTTCAAGGTATAGAAGGCGTTGTTCAGCTTATCTGGAATGCCCTTGCTAAACATGTCGTTGGTTAGGCTCTCAAGGTAGCGAAGATGGGTGGTGCCCATCACAATCTCAAGCGCCTCGCCAGCCAAGTTTAGTTCCCTCTTAGCCATGCCGAGAGACACATCGTCCATCAGCCCAAGGAACCCAGAGCCAATAGCCTTGAGTTCATGGTCCATAAACAATGAAGCGGCATCACCAAGTGCAGCCAAGCCAGAGCCACCAAGGAATGTCCAGCTAGTAGCAGTGCGGAGAACATCAGCAGCGCGAGTGTCTAGCGCATCAGGGCGTTTGCGATTGGTGCCAACAACCTGATCGTAGACAGCCACATAGTTTTTAATGAAACGGTCAACCTTCTTCTCAGGCACACCATCTTCCATCATGCGTTTGCGCGTTAGGCTTAGGTGCTCCTCGAAGGTAATCAGCTTGCCAGTCTCAGGGTGGCGAACACGTTTGTGAAACTCCAGCTTAGGCGCAGCCCGGCTGGTGTAGGCAATCATTACTTCCTTGGCATCCTTGATGATGTAGTCAGCAACCAGTTCATTAGGAATGTCGAGGCGGCGAGACAGCAGAGAAGACGAGCGGCCAAAGCCAGTGAAGATTGCATCGACTGCATCTTCATCAGTCTCACCTAGAATATTTTCAATTGTTTCATCTGCTCGTTTAGAAAGTGACTCAGGGTCAGTTGGCATTTTCACCAGCTTAACTGAACCGTCTTTCTGTGGCACATACCGCTCTGGGTTCTGGCGATACCAAGAAATCAAAATGCCTTTGAAGCCAATCCGATCTTCCTCGATCTTGCGACGATTAAAGAAGCGAGGGAAGTAACGCTTGCGAGGCGCTTCGCCTTTACCCTTGGCGTAGTTGATAGCCTCCATAAAGTTATCAATCTTGGCACGGGTTTCATCCATAGCCTTGCCTAGATCACTCAGCGCACTGCGCATTGCGGGCGTTAGGTCTAGCTGATTATACAAGCCAGCCAGTTCTTCTACGCTTTCGGCACGATTGATCTTCTCAAACATATCCTCAAACTTGAGAATGCGCTCATCGAGCGTGCCAATCTCTTCCCGAAGTTTGCTTTGAAGGTCGATCTGCTTTGCGGTCAGGCCGCGCTGCACTGACTCGTTATCCAGCTTGGCTAGTGTCTCGCGCTTTGGCAAAATCTTAGCGTTCAGCTTTTCAATCTCAGCGCCCATCCAGCGTTTGTTTTGCTCGATGATACTGTTGGTAACGCTAACCATCTGACCTTGGCGGCCAGCAGTCGTCAGGTAATTCTCAGTGAAGAAGTCTTTCGACTTAATCAAACCAACATCAGTCAGTTCTTTTTCATACTGCATAAAGAACCGTTCTATTGCTTGAACAGATGCCGCCTCTTGCGGTGACATTTTTTCATACGGCACCTCACGAACATACAGATCGCCAATGTGCTCATACCAGTCACCCGGCGAGAAGCTGTCCTTACCCAGTTTCTTGCGCACAGCTTCAACGTAAGAACCAACTGGCACATTGAAGAAGGTAGCGTTGCCGCGCGGACTGACCTCACGATAGTTCTGATCGATTACATCTAGTGCCTTGAACCAGTCACCTTGGCGACGACCAGCTTCAATAAACACAGAGTTGCCAATCGACTTGCCAATCTCGTTGGCAGCAAAGAGCATTCCGTTATCGCCACCAAGCGCAAGCATCTGTTCCTTAGCGTAATCAGGAATGGCTGCATCTTGGATTTCTGCACGCAGTGGCGTAGGCACAGCTTTCATAAATGGGCTGTTAGTAAACCAAGAGCCAGAGAAGGATAGATCGCCGCCAGTTTGCTTGGGCGAGTCAGCAATAGAGTTTAGGTAAGTCTTATAGCCAGTGCCAAACTGCTGCATACGCTCGGCTTCACGCAGCGGAGCACCGACAACAGCGCCCAATGTGTAGCCCAGAGCGCCACCAACCATAGTCATACCCATGCTGTAGAGAGAAGCGTTGATAAAATCTTCGACTGGATCATCAGAGATATTCAGTTCGCTCAGTGCTTGACCCATCGACAACGAGCCATCAACCAAGCCGCCTTCAATCGCACCAATCTTTGCTAGCTGTTCTGCGCTAACACCTTCAGTGCGCATCATTTGACGGGCGGAAAGAAGTTCTCTTGGGAAAGAAACCCGATTGAACATCGAAGTTGACATCATTTTGTTTAGGCGAGAAGCACCAGCCGCAATAGCACCGGGAAGAAATACAGAAGCATTAAGGCCGGGGTCAGTGACAAAGAGGTTAAGCCCAGAAGAACGAGAGATCACATCTTCATTCTGCTTCC